CGGCTAAGTAAGTATTGGTCCATACTTTAAGCTGCTCAGGGTTCTTCTTGACCGACAGGAACTCACGAACACCGTCAGCAAGTGCTGTCCAAGGAGAATACAGTCCAGATATCTTGAACCCAGCGATACCCTTGAACTCTCCTGACGCTTCCCATTGTCCGTTGCGAACAGACCATCTCCTATCTGCATCGGACCATAACCCACCGCACTCTTCGCACATATAACCAGCAGTGTCAGGGTCGCTATCAACCCATCTCACGTTGGCCCAGATCAGGGTCTGAGTATGATCACAATGCTTGCACGGGACATAGTACTGTCTCTTATCGGACTTCTCGTAAGCATCCTCAATCCTAGACACGTCTTTGATCGTCGGAGTGCTGACCGCAATGACCTTAGAGTTGTGGAAGGTAGAGGTTCTCTTGCGAGCCAGCGATAGAGGATCACCCTCACTTCCTGCTGAAGCTGGGAATCGGTCAACCTCATCTGCGAGTATTATTCTGATCGGCCTACTAGCAAGACCAGCCGGTGAGTTAGCACCGACCAGAGAAAGACTGCCGCCAGGATAGATCTTGTGCAAAGTCGTATTGTTAGAGTCTCTCGCCCGTGGATCCTTTACCTTGCCAAACAGACAGGGAGTCGCCCTAAGTAGGCCGTTAGCAATACGATCCTTTGAGAACGACTGAGCCATAGACTCTGTAGGCTGTAGCATCAGAATCGGGCAGGGATCATGGTCAATGTGATAGCCAATGATATTCAGCAATGCCTCTGACTTGCCTAACTGAGCGCCAGCCATTACAACGACTTCTTTTATATTGTAGTCAGAACAGGCATCCATAATGCCTCTCTGGTACTCAGCCCGAGACGTTCGCCACGTTCCAGCCTCTGCGCTAGTCTGAGAGTCTAGTCGCCTTTGACGGTCTGCCCACTCGCTTACGCTTAGGCGGGGCGGTGGCTTCAGTGTCTTCATCACCTCCCGCAGATGGTCCTTTAGGCTTGCTAGTCCTCGCCGCTGAAACTTTTGGGTCATAATTTGATAACTCTTCCAGTGCTTCGTTGATTGAATCAGTCAAAATCTCTTGGACTACGCCTATCTCCGTTTCGCTCGCCACTATAGGCGCAGCCTTAGACGGAATGCTAGTCATTTTAGATTTAAGATTAGATAGGGTATCGGTCCACGCTTTTACTACGTCCTCCACCAATACCAGTTGATTCCTGACTTTAGCCAACTCAAGCTCCGCAATCTCCGCTTCCGCGTTCAGCTTTCTTGTTCTGGCCTCATCATAGGTTGATCCCAGCTTTACGCCGCCAGTTGATGCCATATATCCTCCTGTCAATGAATTTGATTATACAGTAACTCTTTCTGTTGTCATCATGAATTGGATTCACTTTATTCTGTCGCTAGGCGAACAAAGTGCTGGCGAAATCCCATCGGACCCTGGATCCAGAAGGACCCGAGCAATTCTAAGCCTTTGTTTTATAAAGCTTTTTCTTGACCCAATGATTGGCCGATAGGGTCCGATCTTGCCGGATGGCCTGCCCTATGGCTTGCCTATCATGAACGGGATTCATTCAGGCATGCGAGCGCATGAAATAAAGGCGAAAAAAAACCGGCATATTCGCCGGCTTTTCTCGTTTGGTGGTGGGTTAAATGGTCGCGATTGCGATACCGAAGATGACTGTGATGATGACACTGGTTGCGATAATCGCGGGGATCATGGGCCAATCATCATCACATTCAACACCGAAGGGTTGCCTATCTTTATCCTCTCGCATGGTGTGAGGCCTCCGCTCGTTCCATCTGAATGGCAAAGGACCATTGGTGCGCCATAGCGTCCGCGATGCCTTGATAGGTCTCTGAACGCAATCTAGCGCGGTCATCCGATGGCGGCATCTTCCACACCTTCTGATCCCTACCTTCCACGATATCCGTTGGCGTTAGCGCTGGCAGATTGTGCAACCATAAACCCGTCCGCTTTGTCTCACCATGCCCGAACTGCCACGGTTGGATGTATTGGCTTGCCTTCATCGGTAGCACTCCTACGGGATTCTCTAAGGCTACATGATGCGCCCTAGACTTAGCTAAGGCAAAAGACGCCATCGTATCCTTAATGGCTTGCACTCGCATATGGTGCAGCGGTTGACCCTTCCCATACCATCGGTTGCCCGAACAGGCTAATGCCGTGCAAGGGTTATGCTGAATGATCAGATCATACTTGCACAAATGATCAGACCGCATGGGGTTGATTTTCATGGCCGCGGCCGCGTCCCCTTGGATATGGTATGGCGACCCGTCATCGGCCGGCTCTAAGTCATTAGACCACGCGTTATGCCCCAATCGCCGGAATGCTTCGCGCACCTTGCCGGATCGTTCAAACGCTATCAAGACGTTCAGCTTCATTTAGATCACCTCCACTAATGATTGTAATTGATTGCGAATTGCGGACGCCTTTTGCCGCGCTTCCCACAATTGAAAGCAAAGCGCGTTAATATCGTCCTTTTGCTTTTGGTCCTCCGCATATACCCGCAAATGAGTAGACTTAGACAATGGCGCGCCGTATTCATGTTTTCGCCAATCCTCGCCGGCCTTTAACCCTTGACCGCGAACCCTCAATTTAAACCGGTCCGCATTGAGATATTGGCGCGCTTGCTCAATGAATGCGCGTCCGGCGTCATCATTCGGGATTCTACTGAATAGATATCGGACCGGATCCTTTTCTACCTTATGCATTAGCCAATCCTCCGCAATTTGGACCCGCGCGCCTTTTCATATAGTGCGAGCCCATCCGCGCCGGTAAGCTTTAAAAGGCGCCGTATGGCGTCCGCTTGGCGCTCTCCGCGGTGATACGCGCTCGGACTGTCCGAATATTGATACGTCCAATCATGACCTGCTAAGGCTTCTGCTAATTCTTCCAATGGTGTTTGATCATTCATACTTAATAATTCCTCGTTTATTATGCGCCAATCAATGGCGCTTTTTAGTTCGTCACTGGTTAGGTAAAGGCCTAGTCTTTTTCGGTAATTGCTCATCGTTTCACCCCTAAAGATTGCACCCATGGTCAACGATCCGCATTGATACCTCCACCTCGCCATCCGGATAATTTGAATAGGCGTCCCGCATTGCGTTATAGACGGCCAATGCGCGCGCTGTCAGATCAATTTCTCCGTCATCTTGGCATCGGTCAACCGCGAGCCGAACATCTGCCAGAATGTGTATGTGACGCCGTGCCGGCCATTTCTTACCGTTGTATTCGCTTTCGCTATAGGTGCAAACCGATTTCGCGGTGATCTGGATATCATGGCCCATTTCCTCGCCAAGCTTATATATCGTCGTTTTCATGCTACCGCCCTCGCAATGATATTCGTATCCACAATAAAAAGGCTTTCCGATTTTTTAGCCTTACCCTTGGCGCGTAGTCCCACAATGACGGGACCGGCGAAAAGGTTGTCAAGATCTGATATATCACCATCAATCACGGGACGCCCCATGAAGGTCGCCGGCATTGGACCGCGGAATACTACAGACATAGGCACATCGGTTTTAATGGCTTGTAGCACTTGATTCTGATAAGCCGGCGCGCCGCTATAGCTAAACATCAAACGATAGTTGGCCGGAGTCTTACCGAGCCTTACCGCTAACTTAGTGTAATCGTAGAACATAAGTTCGGGATGCAATTGCGGAACGCCAAGCTTTTCCCATTGAATATCTGAAATCACATTAAGACGGACCGCCGGCTTTACGCCTTGCCGCTTGCATGTCGCCGCAAATGATTTCAGCTCTTTGTTAAGCTGTTCTAAGAATGCCGGCTGATCATCTTTAAACCATGCCGCCTTTGCTTGCCGGCCATTGATCACGTTAGACATGCGACCGCGTCCCGCGCTTTCTAGACAGCTTTCCGCGCATCCGGCGATATGCCGCGCCGGACAATTGATGTCGCTAGGGAATAACGACAGACCCGCAACGCGGTATTTTTCGCCCTTATTAGTTTTAGCTAATTTGGTATTTCCACCACTGGTATCTAATAACTTCATTTTCTCGGTTCCTTTTATGCTACAAAAATTGATAGTGCGATAAGTACAATTAAAGCCGGCAGTGCCACAATCACTCCGGCGATTTCTAATCGTTCGCGCGTCCGCTTTTCTTTTCGCGACCATGCCACGAAATCCGCGATTTCTTGCCGGCGCTTTTCTCGCGCTTTTAAGTCCGCTCGGGTATTGGCGAAATCTAACGTGAAAACTCGGCTTTTCTTTTCCATTGTCTTAGTACTCCTTTGCTAAGTATCTGAATTCGTCCGATATGCGAGACAGGTAATTGCGGAGGGCCTCTTTGTAGTTCATGTCGTAATGACCGCTTATAAATTCGCAATGGTGAGCGCCGATTGCGGCTTTTATCATGTGCACCAAATGAGTTGAGTGCGCCCTACCAGACGGGTCCGGCATAGGTCTCCGGCATATCGCAAAACCGACATCATCCGTTAAAGGAGTAATTGCGCACAATTCCCAACCCAATGACTCGGCAAGGCGTGTTGCGGTTGGGATCATTTCTAGATTGGTTGGTCCGTTACTTAACTGTAATTGTTGGTTCATTTTCTCGGTTTCCTTTTGCTGTTCATTTATACAGTGCTTTTTTTTGGGTTCCTTGCACTGTTGATCCGATTATAAGCGCATCTTCAATAACCGGTCAACACTTCCATTGACCATTAAATCGGCATGAATCAGAGACCAAAATGGGCGCGCTTTTTGATTGGTTAAAGGTGCGGCGATTTATGCAATCCGATCGGGAAAATCAGACTTTCCAGGGCGCATCATTTTCAGTGATAGTAGACCTACACCATTATCAAAACGTGCGTAGAATTCATGCAAAAACGACTGGATCTGATGATTATTTTGGGGGGTATGCCCCATCATTTCAAATGATCATCATTTCCAGTGATAGGGGGTATAAGGCACAGTGATAGCGGGGTTGGGGTTTTCAAGAATATAACCGTGGGATAGTAAATACTAACCGTGGGATAGTAAATATTATCCGTGGGATAGTAAATAAAGTAACCGTGGGATAGCCATGGGATAGCCATTCTGGTTTTGTATCGTGTATCGGTACGCGATACAGAAAAATATCCGTGGGATAGCTTCTACCTTGAAGTATCCACCGCTCTCTTTGCTGCGCGAATAATGTTCGTTTGAAGATGCCTCTCTATGTATCTCTTAGCGAATTTAGGAGCATCGTAAGTTGCCTTCTGCTTTCTTGAAGATAGGTTAATATAGACT